AAAGGTACACAAAGCACGCAGATTTAACATTTCCCAACACATATTTAACAGATGCTAACACACTTTGGCACGTTTTTTGCTATGCCACATTTACGATTCTTTAACATATTTAGCACACCGCAACTTTTGTTAAACTTTCATAAAAATAATGTTTCACGTGGAACGGTGGCAAAGTGATTGTTTCACGTGGAACAAATGAGGGGTATGTTATAAATGTTTCACGTGGAACATTGCAGGTGTTAACAACAGTTAATTTATTTCTTTAAGACTTTTTAACGAAAATAATTTGGTTGGTTCGCAAAAACGTGGTATCTTTGCACCGTGTTTTAAGAAACAATATAAGTTTAACAATTTAAATTAGGTAAAATTATGAATGAGATTTTTAATGAAACTGTTTTCAACTGTATTACTAGTGTTAACGCTCTTATGACTTCAGATGAAGTCGCAAAAGATGATAAGGCGGTTATCAAGTTGAACCGTTTTAAGAAGTGGTTGAACGAGTTTGCAGCAGCTAACGGGGTGAATGAGGTAAAGTAACCCCGTTCACAGACAACAGAAGTTTAACGTTTTAAAAGTGTAAAGTTATGGCTAAAGGTTTTAGTTTCGCTAGTACTTTCAATAAGACTAGTTTCGGTATTGATACGACCGATTTTCCGTTTGTAAAGTTGACCGATATTTACAACGATGAGAAAGATGGTGGCGGTGATGTAGTACACCCTATTAATGGTATGTACGTTCACAAATCGCAGTTGGGCGATTCACCTGTAATCATTGACGCAGAAAACAAGCGATTAGTTAACTTACCACAGTTCACAGGTGACACAGTTAGAGAGATTCTCGCAAATAGTGATGCGGTGGACGCTATCAAAGCCAACAAAGTCGGTTACACAATTTACGAATATGAATCGCACGCCAAAAAGTGTTACGGTATTACCTTTGTAGATAAGTAGTTTCGTAGGGTAAAGGGTGGATAACGTCACGGGGGTAAACAGTAACTTTGTTTATTGTTGCCCCCGTTTTTGTTTCATTTTAAATTTAGTAAGTTATGGCAAAAAGGAATCCTATTGGTTTTAGCAAAAGAACCTTTTCATTTACTGGTAAAATTCACGTAAAAAGTGAGATTTTAACCGCTTTAGAATCAGACCCTGTTTTACGAAAAGAAATTGCACGAACTTTTCAACAGGCAAACAGACGCATTCAAAATGTTGAAAATTCGGGTATTGTTTCGCCAGCCGTTGTTGCTCTTAATAAGGGTGATATAAAAGGGTTCACAAAATTTTCAATGAAACACGATTGGAATGATTTAAAAATCGAATATGCAAAAGCGGTGGCGTTTTTGCAACAGCCAACATCAAGTGCAACGGGTACAAAAGAATATGCACAGCACCTGAAGGATACATACGAACTAAATGACGATGAATTTAGTTTGATGCAAAATAAATTGATGGGTAAAATTGCAAGTGTTTCAGATGAAAGGTTTTTGGAACAGTATTTAATGCAGTACAAAGATTTTACAGGTGAACTTGAACAAGAGAGTAAAGACGTTTCCGACCAAATCGAAAGTGATGCAATAAAAATAGCAGATTCGTTGCAAGACGATTTGAACGAACAGGCTGAAGCCATCGAAGAAGAACAGGAACGAATAAGAGGTTTGTTAGATGATACACTCGCAAAGATTCTAAAAAGTTTTATAAAATTTGGCTTATAATGAAGAAAATACCCTTTGAACTACATACAGAAGTTTACACGCCTAAAGATATTGCAAAGGTTTTATCTTTGGCTGTTAACGAAAAGAATTTTACAGGAAACAATAAGGGCGAAAAGTTCTTGAATGTTCCTGTATCTTTCGATATTGAAACTACATCATTTTACCGTGATGAATACGGGGAAACATACAGTTACGAACGCTATATGAAATTAGGCGGTAAAGAAACTAAAATGGAAAAGTGTTCTTTAATGTATGTTTGGCAATTTGGAATAAACGGTTTTTGCATAATGGGGCGAACGTGGGAAGAATTTTTGCAAATGTTATCCAGTATAGTGGATATATTAGAACTTTGCCCAAAGAAACGAATTATTATATATGTTCACAATTTGGCTTATGAGTTCCAATTTTTCCGTGAGTTGTTGGAATGGGAAAAAGTTTTCTCTATTGATTTACGAAAACCAATTTACGGAATAACAAAAACGGGTTTAGAGTTCCGATGCAGTTACTTATTATCGGGTTATTCGTTGGCGAAATTAGGCGAACAATTACACATCTACAAATGTGAAAAGTTAGTTGGTGATTTGGATTATAGTTTGTTACGTCACAGTAAAACCCCGTTAACACAAAAAGAAATCGGTTACTGTCTGAATGATATAAAAGTGGTGATGTGCTACATCCAGGAACTATTGGAACGTTACAAAGGAATAACACGTTTGCCGATTACAAAAACGGGGTTTGTTCGTAAATATTGCCGTTCTGTTTGTTTTAAAACAACTGACGAAACAGGCAAAACAATTCCAAACTTTAAATATATTGATAAGATTCACAACTTAAATATAACAGGTATGGAAGAATTTGCGATGTTACAACGGGCGTTTTCAGGCGGTTTTACGCACGCAAATGCAAAATACACCGATGAAGTAATTGAAAACGTTGACAGTTACGATTTTACCAGCAGTTACCCTTATGTGATGGTTTCAGAAAGGTTTCCGATGAGCACAGGTGTTATTGTACCTATAAAGTCAATGAAGCAATTTGAGTTTATGATTAGCAAATTTTGTTGCGTGTTCGATGTAGAGATAACAAACATATTTGCGAAATCAGAAAACGAGAATCCGATTTCTGTTAGTAAATGTTTCGTGAAAGAAAACGTTTCTGAGAATAACGGGCGATTGGTTTGTGCAAAGAAAATATGTATGACCATTACCGAAATAGATTACAAAGTGTTTTCACAGTTTTACACGTGGGAACAAATACGAATTGGGCAAATGATTTGTTACAGAAAAGAATATTTGCCAACTGAATTTGTAGAATCTATTTTGCACCTGTATGAAATGAAAACAAAACTAAAGGGTGTAAAGGGCAAAGAGGTTGAGTATTTAAATAGCAAAGAAATGCTAAACAGTTGTTACGGTATGTGTGTTACAAACCCGTTGCGTGATGAAATTTTGTGTGACGGTGAAACGTGGGATATTGAACACCTTACAGGCGAAAAGCAGTTAGAAATGTTGAATAAATACAATGATAGCAAAAACCGCTTTTTGTTTTACCCGTGGGGTATTTATGTTACCGCTTATGCCCGTAGAAATCTTTTCACGGGTATTTCGGAATGTGGTGACGATTACATATACAGTGATACCGATTCCGTTAAAATTATGAACGGTGATGCCCACAAAGAATATTTCAAAGCGTACAACGATTTAGCACAACAGAAATTGCGTGCCGCCTGTAAGTTTCACAAAATACCCTTTGAAAAGGTTGAACCCGTCACGATAAAGGGAATCGCAAAACCGTTGGGTGTTTGGGATTATGAGGGGCGTTACACCCGTTTCAAAACTCTAGGTGCAAAACGCTATATGGTACAAGAAGAAAACGCCCTTACAGTAAACGGCAAAGATTACGATTACTCAATTACCGTTTCGGGCGTTAACAAAAAATCGGCTATCCCGTATATGCTAGAAACGTTTGGTGAAAGTGGAATCTTTGATGCATTCACAAATTACCTGGATATACCACCATCGGCAACAGGTAAGAACATACACACGTATATTGATTATGAGCAGACAGGAACTATAAAAGATTACAAAGGTACTGTTTCAAGTTACGACACGTTAACGGGTGTTCACTTAGAACCAACGGGGTACACTTTAAGTCTTTCAGTTCTTTATATTAATTATTTAATGGGAATCAGATTAAAGAAATAATAATATGAAACAGAAGAAAGAAAAGGTAGAAACACCGAAATTTTACACGTTGAATCGCATTTTATCAAAGAATGCAGATTACAACGTTATTTTCGGTGAACGTTCAAACGGTAAAACGTATGCAACGTTATTGTACGGTATCAAAGAATATTTGCGCACAGGAAAGCAAATGGCGTATATTCGTAGATGGCGTGAAGACTTGAGGGGCAAACGTGCCGAAAGTTTGTTTGCAAATCACGTTGCAAATGGCGTGATACAGGAATTAACAGGCGGTAAGTTTAACGAAGTCTTTTATATTTCGGGTAAATGGTTTCTTTCGTCTTATGACCCCGAAACCAAAAAGCGTGTACCCGATAACACACCGTTCTGTTTCGGGTTTTGTCTTTCAGAACAGGAACACGAAAAATCTAGCAGTTATCCAAACATAACTACAATAGTTTTTGATGAGTTCCTAACAAGACGTTACTATTTGCCCGATGAATTTATGTTATATATGAACCTGTTGAGTACAATTATCAGACAGAGAAACGATGTTAAAGTTTTTATGTTAGGTAATACGGTGAATCAGTTTTGCCCTTATTTCTCAGAAATGGGATTGAAACAGGTGCGAGTGATGGAACAGGGAACTATTGATATTTACCGTTTCGGTGAACACGGTGCAACGGTTGCAGTAGAATATTGTAGCACGATTGTTAAACACAAAGCGAGCAACAAATATTTCTGTTTCGATAACGAAAATCTGCAAATGATTACGGGCGGTAAATGGGAACTCGCTGTATATCCTCATTTGCCTGTAAAATATAAACCAAATGACGTGTTGTTTGTATTCTACATTCAGTTTAACGAAATGACCTTACAGGGCAACGTTATTCAGTTGGAAGACGAAGAAACTGGGGTGAACAACTTCATTTACATTCACAACAAAACAACCCCTATTAAGGATACGGACAACAGTTTGATATATTCGTTGCAAATGAACGGCAAACCAAACTACAAACGAAAGTTGTTGAGTACTGCAAGTTATGTGGAATCACAGATAACTAAGTATTTTGCCACAGATAAGGTATTTTATCAGAATAACGAAATTGGCGAAATTGTGCGTAATTACTTGATGGCAAGTGCAAGAAGTAACATTATTACTTAATATCTGTTAACAGGGGTTAAAAATGTTTCACGTGAAACACTTTTTCCCCTGGTTTATTTGGTGTTGCCAGATAATTTTCCTATCTTTGCATCATAAAATAACAAAGTTAAAATTTGCTATATGGACTCAAATGCAATAGTATCATTAATCAGTAACGTTGGTTTTCCTATAGCTGTTTGTATCGCCCTTTTCTTTTATATGGAGAAACAGAACGAACGCCACCAACAGGAAACCGACAAGTTGAACGAAACCGTGCAAAGTAACACTAAGGTGTTAACAGAACTTTGCACCTTAATTAAAACGATTGTAAAGTAATGGAAAAGGAAAACTTATATAACAGGTATCAAACAGAAGTTAAAAACAAAGATGCAGCATTATTCACGTTTATGCAGCGAGTTCTTTGTATGACTTCAAAGATGTTTGAATATACGGGTACACCCGAAACAATGCCGCCCGTTGAACTTGAAAAGATTCTGCAAACATCTGGTAACGTTGGAATAGCAGAAGTAAACGGGAATCTGTATGCGTTACAGGGCACACGGAGTGGAGAATGCGATGCCTATTATCACGGCAAAGATTACGTTGTAGCAAACCCGTGGTTAAATTTGAACAAAACGTTCAAAATCGATTCCGATATTGTCGTTATCAACAACACACCGTTTGCGGATTCACTTTTGCCGTTAATTGGCAAATATGGAGTTCTTTACACCGATGCAACAATAACGCTTAATTTGGCTAGTATTTTAACTAGAATCACAATGCTTATTTCTGCAAGTGACGATAAGACCAAACAGAGCGCAGAATCATTCTTACAGAAGATTTTGAACGGTGATTTTTCTGTTATCGGTGAAAATGCCTTTTTCAAAGGTGTGAACTTACAGACCCCACCGACACAGGGAAACCAACAAATCGGTCAATTAATTGAACTGTTGCAGTACTACAAAGCTAGCCTGTTTAACGATTTGGGTTTGAATGCAAACTATAATATGAAACGTGAACGTTTGAACACGCAAGAAGTTTCAATGAATATAGACGCTTTGATGCCGTTCGTTGATTCAATGTTAACAGAACGTGTTGAGGGTGTGAAACGTGTTAACGAAATGTTCGGCACGGATATAACCGTAACTTTGGGGTCAAGTTGGAAAATCGAACACGAAAATTATTTGTCGTTGCTAAAAGCAACAGAAGACGGGCACGACCACACCGAAACAGAAGACGTTGACCCTGTAACGGAAAACGAAACAGAAGAAACGCAAGAAACTGAGGAAACAGAAACAGAAACAGAAGAAACAGAAGAACCAGAAACAGAAACAGAAGAAACAGAAGAAACAGAAGAAACAGAAGAAAAAGAAAATAAAGATGAAACTTAGTGAACTTTTCACGGGTGAAAATGGTTTGTTTGAAAAAATCTTTGCACCCCTGTTTCCTGTTTTGTACGAATCAATTTTCGGGGAAGATGACCCGAAATTAATTGATATTGATTTACGTTTCAAATATGGAAACAGAACTCTAGTTGATGCCGTGACAACTGAAACCGCAACGGATATTGTTAAAAGCATTATTACGGTGAAGTTTGATGAATGGCAAAAACAGATTCAAGTGTTTAATAACGAATATGATGTGTTGAACCCTGTAACATCAAAGACAACGGAAACAACAAATAACACCGTTGACGAAACAGGCAATAACAACACCATTGATTCAAGTGTAACTTTTAATGATGGAGATTTCGGCAATGACACAAAGCAGCAAAGAGATTCCACAGGAAACCGACAAGAAACGGGCACGAAAACAGTTGTTAAAAACGGTTTCCCATCTAGTGTTCCTACTAGCGAAATTATTCAAAAAGAAATGAGTTTGCGCAAAACTAATTTCAAAACGCAAGTAATAACAGAACTTGCAAAAGAGTTAACAATAGATATTTATTAATACTTAATTTTTATAAAAATGGAAGTAAAACAGATTTATAGTTTAGTTAACACCGTATCGGGTGAAGTATTGGGCAAAACAGGTATTGTAAAAGAAGATTTAACAGGTATTGTTGATTTGGGCAATGAAGTTTTTAATCAGAATGCCGTTGATAATTACGTGAAGTCACTTGTAAACCACATTGGTAAAGTGGTTTTCGTTAACCGCCCTTACAGTGGTAAAGTTCCATCGGTTCTTATGGACGCTTGGGAATTCGGTTCTGTATTGGAAAAAATTTCCGCTGACGTTCCACAGGCTGAGGAAAATGATAGTTGGAATCTTACGGACGGTACAGAGTACAAACAGGACGTGTTTCACAAGCCAACTGTTTCTGCTAAGTTCTTCAATTCAAAGGTAACTTTTGAAGTTCCAGTGTCTATCACTGAAAGACAGGTAAAGGAATCTTTTAGCAGCGCAGAACAGTTGAACGGCTTTTTGTCTATGATTTACTCAGCAGTTGAAAAGTCAATGACTATTAAGACAGACGCACTTGTTATGCGTACTATCAACAATATGATTGCGGAAACCCTGGACGCAGACAAAGCCGCATTTGGTTTCGTTCCATCAACACACGAAACTGTTGACTATGCAAGTGCTTCAACAGTTAGATGTGTGAACCTGTTGAAACTTTACAATGATAAGACGGGTGCATCTTTGAACGCAGATGTAGCGGTAACAACACCAGACTTTATCCGTTTTGCTGCATATGTGATGGGTTTGTATGCAGACAGATTGCAGACAATTTCAACCCTGTTTAACGTTGGCGGTAAGGAACGTTTCACACCTAAAGACGTTTTGCATACAGTTCTGTTGTCAGATTTCGCAGCAGCTGCGAAAACATACCTGTATGCAGACACGTTCCATAATGAGAACGTTTTGTTACCACAAGCGGAAACCGTGGCAAGTTGGCAAGCAACGGGCACAGATTACGCTTTCGCCAATGTTTCAAAGATTGATGTAAAATCTGCTAGTGGTGCAACTGTTTCTATCGGTGGAGTGTTGGGTGTGATGTTTGACCGTGACGCTTTGGGTGTTACCAATTTGGATAAGCGTGTAACTACAAACTACAACGCCAAAGCAGAATTTTTCAACAATTACTTCAAATTCGATGCTGGCTACTTCAACGACACAAACGAAAACTTTGTTGTGTTCTTTGTTGCCTAGTTTGATTGTTTAACTGTTGAGGGTGTTTTCCTGTAGTTGATAGCACAGGAAACACCCTTTTAAACTTTAAAGGTATGATTAAAATTAAAACTTTCGTTTACGATGGCAAACCCAACGAAGTAAACAAGAATTTACAGGTAAACGAAGAATATACGGGCGTGTTAAATGCGACATTCAACGTGTTAACACCTGTTGTACGTTTCAGAACTCGCACGCCTGTAACTTTCAATTACGTTTACATCGAAAGTTTGAACCGTTATTATTTCGTTTCTGAGAAACAGCAAGACGGTGATATTTGTACAGTTCGTTTGCGTATTGACGTTCTGTTTACTTATAAGGATATTATCTTAAACAGTACCGCAACGTTAACGAAAAGTGAAAACGGTAACAAATATCTTTCAAACCGTACAAATGTGGTTGATGCTCGCCCGAATATCAGAAAACTAGATTTTCCGAATAAAGGGTTGTTGAATGAAACAGGTAGTATTATTATGGTAACTATTAAAGGTAACGTTTAAGGTATGGATAATTTATTGAGATACGACACAACATATTTAAAGGGTGATGTTACAATTACCGACAACCAGGGTGAAGACGAAGACCATTTTATTATAACGGTAACGGGTAACGGTGATGGTACGTTTAAAAGTTTAACTGCAACGTATCAAGGTGTTTTCGGTGATTGGAAACAGGGGGATTTTACAATAAATGGAAATGTTGGAACACTTACTGTAAATTGTTCAAGTAACACACGAATTTCGTTAACAGGTGAATTTGTTGCAAGTTCACCAACGCCAACGACGTTGTTAACTTACAACACAACAGGTTTAAAGGGTGATGTTACAATTACAGACGAACAGGGTGAAGACGAAGACCATTTTATTATAACGGTAACGGGTAACGGTGACGGTACGTTTAAAAGTTTAACTGCAACGTATCAAGGTGTTTTCGGTGATTGGAAACAGGGCGATTTTGCAATAAATGGAAATGTTGGAACACTTACTGTAAATTGTTCAAGTAACGCAAAAATAACGTTAACGGGTGAATTTATCGCAGGTGTAAAGGAACTGCAAATAACCAACAATATTCAGAACACAACGGCAAGTTCTGTTGCAAGTGAAACAAATTACACCGTCACGGTTACAGGAAACGCAAATGGAATGTTTAACGGCACACCTACAATAACATACGGTGGCGATACGTACAATATGACTGTAACAAACCAAACTGCAACGGCTATTGTACCTATAGCAACGGAATCTGTTGTTATCAATGGCGAGTATCTGTTAGGCGATTTTATCGAAGTTAATTACAGTTTGATTAATTGCGAAATCGTTGGCGATAAACCTGTAAAGGTTAAAACGGGGCAAAGTTACACTTTTAATTTCAGAGCAAACCCTAATTCGGAATTAACAGAGATTCAAGTTAATTACCAAAATGAAATTGGTAATTGGGTTTCAAACCAGGGCACAATTTCAGAAGATAAGCAAACGGGAAATATAACGTTTGAACTTACAACAGGGTCTGCACATTTAACGGTTTATGCAAATGCAAATGTGATACAACCGCCAACAATTAAAAATTACGGTGCAATAAACGTTTATATCGTTACGTTGGATAATTTGAATGAATTTGCAAAGAAACGTTTCTTTAAACCAATCGGTGAAAGTGACACGGGCACAAATTATTCAGAAGTGAATTTGGGTGATTATGTAAACCGTATCAAAAGAATATTTGCTACCGTGCCCGTTGGCGGTGAAGACGTTCTTAAATGCGGTAACTACAACACGGGGATAAAGGTTAAATATCCCGATAGTGATGTTATTGTGCTAGATTTCGGAAACGTTGAACTAACAGGCGCAAACGGTAACAACGAAGACTTTAACGCACAGATACAAATGTTTATTCCGTGCCGTGGCGTTGTTTCTATTGATAATAAATATATCGGTAAAGCGGTTAATTTATCTATCAAAGTAAACGTGATTACAGGGGATGCCGTGGCGTTGTTATCGTGTGAAGGTGTAACGTTCCAAATTGAAAGTTTTTCTTTGTCACGTGATGTTCTTTACCGTTTGGGAACAGATTTAAACGTTGTTGGCGGTGAACGGTGGAACGAACAAATTTTGTACGGTTTAGAACCTTATGTATTGATTACTGAGAATTTAACCGTTGACGTTCCTGTAAACAACACGCAAGAAAATGTAACTATAAATACAGTTACAGGTTTTGCACAGTTTGCAAACGTGAATTTAAACGCTGCAAATCTTTTGGTTTCTGAATATGACGAAATTATTTCACAACTTGAAACAGGCGTTTATTTATAAAAGAAACGGGCGGTAAAATTGTTACCGCCTGTTTTCTTATTTTGTTTTATAAAATTCTATTATAAAACCTTTTTTGCAAATAAAATCCAAAGCACGGTTTTTAATTGATTTTTCTTTATCTAAAATACAAGAAATGTTTCTTATTACTAGTTCTTGCGCCTTTAAAACATCAATAACAGAAATTAAAACCATACCGTTTATATCTGTTGTTTGGTCTGCAACATATTGTAAACTATCTATTGAACCTTTAACCGAATTTAAAAGAAGTTCCAACGGTTTTTCCATAATTATTTCTTTTCTAGATTCATAATTATTTGGTTACGTGGTTTGCCGTTACGGTTACAAACTGAAACGTGAAACCAAAAACTTTTCGAACCCTTACGATGTTCTTTAATAAGTTGGTCATAACCACCTGTTTCTCTTAGAACCTTTTCTAAAGATTCCATATCAGCACAAACCAAATCAGCGGCTAAACCTTTTTGGTGTTGACTGTTAACAACCCCACCGACAGCCTTATTAAGCATCGGGCAACGATACCCACTATTAACTAAAATTGGTTTACCCAACTTTGCACGAATACCATCTAAATAATCAGCCAAACGATTCAAGTTATCAACTACTTCAAACGATGGCATATTATCAATGCCCAAACGTTTTGCTGTTGCTGAGTTGATGAACTCAGACAATTTAAAGTACTTAATCTTTTTCATATCACTTATTTATTTTCTATTGGTGTAACAATAAACCACTTGCGAGAATCTTTGTGCGTTTGAAAACGCCCCTTTACTGTTATTGAACAATTGCTCTGTAAGTAATCAATCTTATTATTAAAGAACTCGCTTACTTTGTCTGAGCGTACCATAAAAACCGTAACTTCACCGGCTTGTTTCAATGTGATTCTAAAATATGACTGTTTCATATATCAATTATTTTAAGCCTGTAAGGGGTGAACCTTACAGGCAGTTAATATTAACCGATTCTTTCGGCTGTAAACTCGTAACGTAATGTTTCGATGTACTCACCGCTATAAATGTTAGTTACAGTTACGAAACCGTAACCGATAGCGTAAATATCTGCAATGTTGCTTTTATAAGCATACATAGTTTTAGGATAACGCACACCCTGTATAGAGATTCGATTAATATTATAAATTCCCGTTAGCATCTTATTAATATGATTTGCTACATCATTCATATTACCGTTTATAACAGTAGATGGAAATGGAATATCTTTTGTAAAACGTGTGCCGTTACAAATTGCGTTACTGTTAGCTTTCACTGTAATATTATACTTTGCCATAATTTTATAATTTTAATTGTTCAACTTATGTTTCTTAATAACGGTGCAAAGATACCACGTTTTTGCGAACCAACCAAATTATTTTCGTTAAAAAGTCTTAAAGAAATAAATTAACTGTTGTTAACACCTGCAATGTTCCACGTGAAACATTTATAACATACCCCTCATTTGTTCCACGTGAAACAATCACTTTGCCACCGTTCCACGTGAAACATTATTTTTATGAAAGTTTAACAAAAGTTGCGGTGTGCTAAATATGTTAAAGAATCGTAAATGTGGCATAGCAAAAAACGTGCCAAAGTGTGTTAGCATCTGTTAAATATGTGTTGGGAAATGTTAAATCTGCGTGCTTTGTGTACCTTT